AGCAAATCTACAAACACCAGGAATTGCATCTGGTGCAACCGTAACGATTGAGACTGATACAGTATCTGGTGCATCACCTTATATCTTCAACATCTCTATGCGTTCTGTCTATGGTATGAATGGAATGCACGCTGATGGTAGCAAGGCAGCAGGTTTCCGTTCAATGGTTGTTGCACAATTCACTGGTGTTTCACTACAGAAAGATGACCGTGCATTTGTAAAATATAATTCAACATCCAGAGTATACGAAGGACTTTCTACCACTAAAGTTGCAGGGGCATCACTTTCTTCCCAATCTTCCTCTACAAATATTGGTAGTGTTTATCACCTAGAACCACTAGCAATCTATAGAAACGGATGGGAATCCAGTCACATTAAGGCAAGTAATGATGCCTTTATTCAAGTTGTATCCGTCTTTGCGATTGGTTTTAACAAGCACTTTGATGCTCAGACTGGTGCAGACTTTAGTATTACAAACTCCAACTCAAACTTTGGACAAATCGCAATTAGTGCTTCTGGATTTAAAAAAGAAGCATTTGAGAAAGATAACAAGGCATTCATTACTTCTATCATTGCACCAAGAGCAATTGTTGGTACAGAAGAAAATATTGATTGGATTTCATTAGATGTTGGAGTCACAACTTCTGTCGGAATTACATCACATCTTTATCTCTATGGATTTAATTCTGAAGATGATGTTCCACCAATTCTTACACAAGGATATCGTATTGGAGCACAAGTAAGTGATAAGTTATACTTTGTAGGAAACGGAACTGAATATTCGGCAAATATCTTAATGTCGGATGGTGTTACGAGTAGTGTTAAGGAATACTCAACATCTGCACCATCTTCAAATATTTTCACACTAGGCACTCATACAATTCAAACAGGTGAAAAGGTTATTATTCTGAGTGATGATGGTGACCTGCCAGAAAATATTGTAGAAAATACTGTTTATTATGCAATTAGAGTTTCATCTGTTGGAATTAAACTAGCATCTTCTGCATCAAATGCAACGACTGGTACTGAGATTACTGTTTACGGTGGCAGTAGCAACCTTAAGATTCTAAGTAGAGTATCTGATAAGGTTGCTGGAGATGTTGGACATCCAGTACAATATGATGATACACTTAATGTAAAACAATGGTACATTACCACAAATGCAAATAGTGCAATCTACAATGGATTAATTAGTCAAGGTGGTGTTGCCGGATTAACTGCAAGAACTGAACCTTCTTATATTAAGAGAACTGCAGATACAAGAAGTTTAGATGAGAAAATCTACAAACTTAGAGTTGTAATTCCACAAGAATCTGTGAATGCAAAAAATCCTGAGAATGGATTTATCATTCAAGAATCTAGTACTGGTGCTCTTGATATAGATTTTACAAAGTCTACTCTTACTCCAGATGATTATGAATATAGAAGAAATCCAAGATTTATTTCAACTTGTTCTTATAATAATATATCCAAAACTGTAACTGTTATTTCCGAACTTGCACACAATCTTCAAGTTGGTGATAGTATCATTGTTAAGAACGTAACCGATAGTGTTAATACTACTGGAGTTGGAAATTCTGGATATAATGGAACATTTGCAGTTGCATCTGTTGCGAATGATATGACATTTACATACACTGCAAATGTAACTCCAACTCCTGGATCATTTACAAATGATACCACCAATAGAACAACTTCACTTCCAAGATTTGAAAGAAATGACCTTCAATCTAATCTCTATGTTTATAGAAATGAAGTAATTTCCGAATATATTCAGGGTGTTCAAGATGGTATCTACCACATCTATGCTTTAACAGCAGATAAGGCAATTCCAACCGAGTTTACAAACCTTAAGTATAGTCAAAATGTTGTTGATTTATATCCACAGTTGGATAGAGACAATATTAATGATACTCCAACCTCTGCTAAGTCATTTGCAAAGAGGTCTCCTATTGGTGATGTTATAACGAATGACCTTAAGAAGAGTATTACAAAAGAAGCAACTGATACTACACTTACAACTCTGGGTGTTGGACTTGATGTATCTTCTGTTCCCACTTCTCCTCAAGTAAACCCAACAATCACCTTTGCAAGAAATCATGGACTTGCAGGTATTGTAACTGGTAGTATAACTCCCGGTGCAACCTATCCTACTGGAACGTTTCAGAATGTTAAACTATTTAATGATGCTGGACTTACTGATTGGAGAGGCGCAACTGCAAGAGTTCAAACTAATGGTGGAGTAGTATCAGCAGATATTGTTTCTTCTGGTTCTGGTTATTCTGCCGGAGAATTGTACTTTGATACTTCTGTTGTAGGTGGTAATGGAAGTGCTAGATTTAATGTTTCTACTTCTGGTATTACAACGGCAATTGGCAATGTTGTTCAATTTACTGGAGCAGGTACAACTTCTGATGGATATTATAGAATCACATCGGTTCCTTCTGCAACCACAATTTCTATTGCTAAGACTGCAGGAGATCCAGTTATTACTACGTCTCAGTATGCATTTGTAGTAGGACCTTCGGTTCAAGTTTCCGCATCACCTTATACTTCTGCAACTGGTATTACCACATTCACCTGTTCCACTCCTCACGGATTAGTTTCCGGAAATAGATTCAGAGTTATTGATTCTAATAGTAATAATCTTGGAGATTATATTGTAAGTGCAAGAGTTGGAATCAATGCATTCACCGCAGTCACAAATAAAACAATATCTGCAACTGGTGGATATATTCTCAAGCACGGACTCTCGGCAAATGATGCAACTTCCGATTCTTCTGCAGAAAACTTAGCAGTAAGAAGCGTTCCACTCTTTGATAAAGAGACTTTAACCTTTATCTCACTTGGTGGATTATCTTCTGATGATCCAAATAAAATTAAAGTTTCAAGCCCTATTGGTGCTGCCGCAATTACAAAGAGATTCCCACTTGGTTCTTATATTCAGATTGATGATGAGATTATGAGAGTTGCAAGTAGCACTCTTGGTGGTACTTTTAATGATGAACTTACGGTTATTCGTGGTGCTCTTGCAACATTACAATCAACTCATGATGGTGGTTCAAGAATTACAAAGATTAAACCAGTCTCAATTGAATTTAGAAGACCTTCTATTGCCAGAGCATCAGGACATACATTTGAGTATCTTGGATATGGTCCCGGCAACTATTCAACAGGTTTACCACAAGTTCAGGTTACGACTCTAAGTGAGAGGGAAGAGTTCCTTGTTCAATCACAAGAAAGGTCTGGTGGTGTTGTTGTTTATAATGGTATAAACAGTAATGGTGATGTATTCAATGGAAACACCAAGACTTCTGCCGCAAGTGGAGAAATTGTATCCTATGATATTCCAACTCCAACAATTACTGGAGAAGACCCAAATCGTTTGAGTGTTGTATTTGATGAAGTTACAATTAAAGAAAGACTTGTTGTAGAAGGTGGTAATTCTAATACAGTTCTTTCTCAGTTTAATGGTCCGGTCACCTTTAGTGAAGAAGTTAAGATTAAAAATGCAGCTGCGGTTACAGGGCAACTCAAACTTACTAATTCTGCATCATCAACAAATACTGCAACTGGAGCACTGGTTGTAAGTGGTGGTGCCGGTATTGCTCAAAATCTAAATGTAGGTGGTAGTACCAATATTACTGGAGCTCTTGGTGTTACCGGAGCACTGAATCTTACTGGCAATTTAAATATCAATACTAATAAGTTTAATGTTACGGCAACAACAGGAAATACCACAATTGATGGTACATTGACTGTAAATTCTGCAAATGGTATTACTGCGGCAAAGTTTGTAAAGAATGGTGCCACTGCAACTAACTTCCTTAAAGCAAATGGTGCTGATGCCGCACTGACTGGTGCTGACGTTATTGCTGCTCTTAACTACACTCCGGCAAATGCTGCAAGTATAACTGGAGATTTCCCACTTGGTAATTCATTGGTTTGTGACCCACTTTCATTTAATGGAGTTCTTACCGATTTTACATTACTTATTGGGGGGCAACCATTTATTCCTGCCGGAAGTGCCGCCAACTTACTAGTATCATTGGGTGGTGTAATTCAAAGACCAGGACTTGATTATGAGATTGTTCAATCCCCTCCTGGAACTAACACAAGTACTATTAGATTCTCAACCGTACCTGCAGCTGCGATTGGAGCAAATCACTTTATTATTGCTCTTGGTGGACAAGGTTCTTTGATTTCTAATCAAGATTGGAATGCTAAGGGAGAAATTCTTGTAGCAACTGCAAATAATACTGCTATACAACTTCCTGTTGGTGCTAATAATACTATATTAACTGCTGATAGTAATGAATCATCTGGTGTTGGATGGAAATCTTCATTTACTGGCAATGTAACTGGCAATGTTACTGGTAATGTAACTGGAGATGTTACTGGCAATGTAACTGGTAATGCTGGAACGGTAACTAATGGTGTTTATACAACTGGTAATCAAACAATCGGTGGAACTAAAACTTTCAGTAGCACAATCTCCGGAAGCATTGATGGAAATGCTGCTACTGCTTCTGGTGTTGCAGATGGATGCATTACTGCTTCCAAACTTTCTGGAAATCAAACTGGATCTGCTCCACTATTTGGAGTACGATGCTGGGCCAATTTTAGTAATTATGGATATTATAATTCGGCTACTGTTACAAAACGATCAACCAATACCACACCTTCCTCTCCGTCATTTTGGTTTACTTCAGGTAGTCCAACACCAAATACAACAGCAACCTTTGCAAAACCAGGGTCTGGGGTTTCTGGGGATTTTAGACTTTATGTTACCACAAGTGTTCCACACAATTTACAAACAGGTTATGGAATTTATGTTACTCAATTGGGAACTGATGTAACAGGCACAACTGGTAGTGGTTCTCTTGGAATTTATCTTAATTATGCACAACCCGTTCCCATTGGCAATAATGCCATTATGTACCTCAGTGCAGAATATCCACATGTCATTACAGTAACTTCAGCAACAGAATTTTATTTTACATCTTCTGATGCCTCAAATAGGGGAACAACGACTAGTACAACTATTAAATTTGGATGGGTGAGTCTATCTGGAAATGGGCAAACTGATAATATAAGAAATATTGCATCATCAATGTATGCCGGAAGATATACTTTGAACTTTGAAACTGCATTACCATCTGCTACTTATGCTATATCTGGTCTTACGGGTAGAAGATATATTGCACAAACAGCCAATGTAGGAACAATCACTCCTGATGATTTTGCCAACTCAACTTTACAAATTTATAATACATTACCAAATGGCAATAATCCACAAAGATTAAATTCTGTAGACCTTGCTACTTCTGCTAATGGAGCTAATGCTGATTATGCAACAAATTCAATAATGATTCTTGGATAAAAAATTGATTAAATACTGATATAAGGAGAACTTAAAATGTCACAGACTAAGGTAGTATTAGGATTTATAGGAGATAATGCTGTAACTCCTACACAGATTGTTGCTAATGCAGTAACTTCTACACAGATTGCTGCTAATGCAGTAACAACCGGTAAGATTGCTGCTAATGCAGTAACAACCGGTAAGATTGCTACTAATGCAGTAACAACTGATAGGATTGCTGATAATGCAGTAACACCAGGAAAACTTTCAACAGGAAAACCAACTTGGGATACTGCTGGAAAATTAAATATTAATGGTGCATCTGTGGTTCCTCAAAATTCATATATTAAATTGGGAGATTGTTATATTTCTTCTGGGACTATTACATCTGGAGTTTATGCTGATGCTAGATTGGCACATTTCGCAACTAATACATATTACAATGGTACTGCCTGGGTGCCTGACGGCAGAGGCCCTGGAGGATTGTATCAAATTATTGCAACTGCAGGTGGTGTAGTAGGTCATAACTGGTACAAACATGATGGTGGTGAAGTTTTTACAAATTTAATGACTCTGGATAATTCTGGAATTCTTCAGACCGCGCAAGGATATAGATGTAGAGCGGGTTCGTCAGGGGGAGTTGGTGGTAATATATTCAACATTTTCTGGACTGGGAGTGGTGCTCAACTTTATATTGATAATTCATATGTTGGAAATATATCTCTTTCTTCTGATTATAGAATTAAAAAAAATGTACAGACCCAAACTTTATCGGCAATTGAGAGAGTATCTAAATTACGTCCAATAACATATGAATTACAAAATTATGGAGAATTATTTAAGGAAGATGGAGTTCAACGTGAAGGTTTTATTGCTCACGAACTTGCCGAAGTAATACCTAGTGCGGTAGAAGGTGAAAAGGATGCTCCAAATCAAATCCAATCACTTCGTTTAGATGCCCTCGTTTCTGTATTAACAAAGGCAATTCAAGAAGCAGTTGTTCGCATTGAGACTCTGGAAGCAGAAGTTGCAGAATTAAAGAACTTAAAGTAGAGGTTAAAATGTCACAAATTCCAGTACAACCAGGATTTATAGGAGATAATGCTGTAACTTCTACAGAAATTGCTGCTAATGCAGTAACAACTGATAAGATTATTGATAATGCAGTAACAACTGATAAGATTATTGATAATGCAGTAACAACTGATAGGATTGCTGCTAGTGCAGTAACTGCTTCACCAATTTCTGATGGTAGTATAACACCAGTAAAACTTTCACCAGGAAGACCAACTTGGGATGCTTCTGGTACATTAAATATTACTGGTGCAGCTGAGGTACAAAATAGCACATATCTTAAATTGGGAGATGCTTATATTTCTTCTGGATATTATGCATATAATTATCCATCAGCTCCCACTTTTATGTATCCTTTTTCATTGGCACATTTCGGAACTAATACATATTTCACAACTGCTTATTATGACACTACTACAACCGTCACCAGTGGCACTAGCTGGCAAACTGACGGCAGAGGCCCTGGAGGATTGTATCAAATTTATGCCACCCCCGACTATACCACTTTTCCATATCGACTAAAAGATGTAACTCATATATGGCACAAACATAATGGTGGTTCTGGTATTGGTGTATATGGAATTACAAATTTAATGTATCTGAATGATTCTGGAATTCTTCAGACCGAGCAAGGATATAGATGTAGAGCGGGTGCGGGAGGGGGAACTAGTAATGTATTCAACATTTTCTGGAATGGGGAGGCTCAACTTTGGATAGATAATGTATTTGTTGGAAATATAAATCGTTTTTCTGATTATAGAATTAAAAAAAATGTACAGACTCAAATTTCACCAGCAATTGAAAGAGTATCTAAATTAAATTCAATAACATATGAATATCAAGATTATAAAGAATTATTTAAGGAAGATGGAGTTCAACGTGAGGGTTTTATTGCTCACGAACTTGCCGAAGTAATACCTAGTGCGGTAGAAGGTGAAAAGGATGCTGCAAATCAAATTCAATCACTTCGTTTGGATTCTTTGGTTTCGGTATTAACTAAAGCACTCCAAGAAGCAATTGGTCGTATTGAGACTTTAGATGCAGAAGTTGCAGAATTAAAGAACTTAAAATAGACGTTCAAATTATAAACTCTTATTGTGAGAACTTCATAAATAACTAAAAAAGTACTCATAAGATGGCAAATTATAATAAGTCATTCAATTTTAGGAATGGAGTCCAAGTTGATGATGACAATTTTATTGTAAATGCTAATGGTCTGGTAGGAATTGGTACATCAGTTCCCAGAGAGTTTTTGGATGTTTATGGAACAGCAAAAGTCACTGGATTAGTCACAACAACTAACTTATATGTAAGTGGTGTTACGACAGTTTCTAATTTAAAGGTTGGGAATGTTTCCATATCTTCAGGTATCGTAACGGCATCGACAGGAATTGTAACTTATTATGGTAATGGTGGAAATCTTCTTAACTTACCAACATCACAATGGGTAGATGTTGATAGTGGATTTGGTTATACTAGTATCTATGCTGCTGGTAATGTTGGAATCGCAACGACATATCCAAATTACACCTTCCAAGTTGGAGGTAATCCAGTCACATCAAATGGTGTTGGATTCAATTCCACCGGAAATGTTTATATAAGTGGTATTGTTACTGCAAGAACTGCATCGGTAACCAATTTAACTTCTATAGCATCTACAACTACATCATTAAGAGTTTCTGGAACGGGTTCTCTTGGCACCTTAAATGCTGTTACTGGTGTTGTTACGACTATTACAGGAACAACTCTTACTTATGGTGGGACAGGTACTCTTGGTACTTTAAATGCTGTTACTGGTGTTGTTACGACTATTACAGGAACAACTCTTAACTATGGTGGAACAGGTACTATTGCTACTTTAAATGCTCCTGTAGGTGTTGTTACATATTTAACCAATACTAATTTAACTTCCACGGCTTCAACCATTACTTACTTAGATAATACTGATTTAAGAACAACTGGTGTTGCCACCATTCAAACATTAAAAACCGTTGATGGAAGTATTACATATTTTACAGGACAAAATGGTTCATATACTGGTAGAGTAAGTTGTAATACATTAAATGCTGTTACTGGTGTTGTTACTACTTTATCTGGAACAACTCTTAACTATGGTGGAACAGGTACTATTGCTACTTTAAATGCTCCTGTAGGTGTTGTTACTAGTTTATCTGGAACAAATCTAAATTATGGTGGCATAGGAACTATTGCTACTTTAAATTCACCGTCTGGAACTGTTACAAATTTAACTTCAACAAATATTAATGCTTCCGGTATTATTACTGCTACTAATGGTTTTAGAGGTGCTTTAACAGGAACTGCTTCTTCTGCCACTCAATTAGTCACATCAAGAAATTTCAGCATTACTGGAGGTTTTGTAACTGCACCTGAAATATCTTTTAATGGAACTGGAAATGTTGCTTTTGCCGCAACTATTGCCCGAAATTCAATTGTATTGGGAACATATACTAGTGGTGATTATGTAGAATCAATTACTGGTGCTGCTGGGCAAATTACAATATATAGAGCAGGACTCCGACCCGAAGTTGCATTGGAGTCTAGTGTTAATATCACTGATAGTTTATATGTGACAAATAATATTGGTATTGGAACCAATTTACCGGCATATAACCTTCATGTTACTGTAGGAAATGGTTCTGGTGTAGGAATAAGTACTTCAGGTAATATTAATGCTACAGGAATTATAACAGCATCTACATTTAGTGGAACTGCAACTTATGCTGGATATGCAACAACTGCTGGTATTTCCACAGTTTCTCAGGGACTGACAGGAACTCCAAATATTTCTGTTGGTATCATTACTGCAACTACTTTAAAAGTTGGTACTGGAGTAACAGTACAATCTGGAATTGTAACAGCAACAAATGGATTCTCAAGTGGTATTGGAACAGCAGTTCAAATTACTACCGTTGGTAATCAATTAATCTTTACTGTTGCCGGTGTTGGTTCTACAAGCTTGACACTCTTCTAAAATACTGCTAGAGTACCTTTGTTAGGGTTGGAGATGAGGCTCTAGGACACTTTAAGAACCGTCCACTGGGTAGCACCAGGGACGGTTTTCTGCTATAATAGTCCTATACGCAATGGAGAACGTGATTCAACTTCGTCCCCACCAGCAAGAGGCTCTGGATGCTCTTCAACAGCATTCTAAGGGCATCTGTGTGTTTCCTACGGGTGGTGGTAAAACCAATGTAGGTATCTTTGATGCCATCAATCAGTTTCTATCTGAAACTCCTCAAACTATTGTAGTAGTTGCTCCCCGTATTCTGCTTGCTGAGCAACTGTCTTCTGAGTATCTTGAGTTTATCACCAATGCTGCTGTGATGCACGTTCACAGTGGTGAGACTCATCACTATTCTTCTACCAAACCTGCTGATATTGCCTGGTTTGCGAATACCATTCCTGGTCACAAACTGATCTTCACCACCTATAACTCTCTGCAGCAACTGCAACGTGCAGAGATTAAGGTAGATACGATTTACTTCGATGAGGCACATAACTCTATTCAACGTCACTTCTTTCCTGCCGTAGAGTATTTCTCACAGGAAGCAGATCGTTGCTACTTCTTTACTGC